ATCAGATATCGTTTCTACATCATCTATTCCCCAAGCTCCGTCTGTGACTGCAGTGGAGTGCAGATACACGTAAGGAGAAATAATCTCCTTCAGCTCCAGGGTGCCAAAGTCGTAATAGAACTTAAACCTGTATACCCCATTTGGGAGAGGTATATCGTATAAGTACTCTCCAGCTGCATAGTCGTATGAAGCATATACAGTTGTCGGATCTACAACGTAATTGTCATCGGTAAGTATCTCAAACTTTACCGATTTCTGCAAAGTGGATAGTGGCTCAACTGGATCGAAACTGACCAAAGTCGCTGGAATTTTAGTTACATTGGAATTGAAAGTTCCATCAGCATCGTCAAATAAGAACATTTCCTGTTTGGATAAGTTCGGTATTGTCATGCTCTGATGGAACATATCCGTGCCTGCAGCACGTTTTTCCATGATGCTGGTTGGCGTATAGAAGATATTTACATCTTTGTATTGAGCCTTGTTGGTTCCATAATCAAGCCAGAATCTGAATACTTTATCCTCAGAGTCGGCGAACGGGAAACTGGTGCCCAGGGTATCGGTAGAGGCAAGAACTACTGGAGGACCAGAGATCTGCTCCCAGAAGAAGGTATGATTCCTGGTATTGGTCTCATCGGTAATCTCTGCCAGGAGCTCAATATCTGTAGGTGGACACAGCAGGTACCGGGTCTTACCGGCAGTTATGATCCGAATGGTTCGGCGTTTCTGGGTGTATCCAACATATATAGGCATATCACAGTACTGTGCAAGGAACTACTGTGCAACATCCTACCAGATTAATGGCAATATCTCGAATGGCCTCGTCAACTGGGGCTGCTGGAGATACGATTGAAATTTTGTCACCGGTAGCGATCAGCTGCGGGTTACAGGTGATAACGCCAGTTGTCTGGCCGATATCGAAGAAGATAGTACCAATTTCTACACCATTGTATTGAATGCTCATCGTTACACTGAATATGGTTGGCGCCACTTCAGCTACTGCGGTTGAGCCTGGAACATCTGTATCAAAGGAAATTGTCCGAGACGCAATGAAGACCCCGTAGATTTCGGTAGGTACTATGAAGCCCTGGAGGAAGAAATTGATGTCATACGGAGCTGGCCGGCCAATCTCATCCGTGTACGGGGAGGTGACCAGGGTGTTATCGAATACGAACATCTCCACCTTGGACAGGATCTGATAGCTGGCTGAGGTGCCAGTAACAAGACGAATACGCCACAATCCTTCGAGCTGTGGTGTGATGACGTACTGGACATTGCCAGGTGTACTTTCAGTAGGAGGAGTGTAATCCCCAACCTGGATAGGTGAGTCCGTGTAAGTCACGGACCCATCCGGAGCCAGGATCAGGAGATCGAGATCTGCTAACGCAGGCGGACTAGCGGTGGGAAGAATCTCCCACTCGATAGTCGTGGGTGCGTTTAGCAGGTACATGATTACTCAGGTTTCTGATCCGAGTAGCTGACGATGAACTTCTTGGTAGGTACAGCAACTTTGTTGCCAGTACGCTGACCATTCTTGATCTCATCTTTGTGAAGAGTCATCATCGTGCCTTCGGCGATGTCAATCAGACATTGCTCAACTTCTACAGCGATATCCAGCGGTACAATTTTGGAAACTCCAAAATGCTGGTTTTCACAGCTGAGATGAACAGTAGTCATGACTTCGTTTTCACGCTTGTCTTTGTTCGTAATCGTAACAACACGAGTCTTCATTGCAGCATCTTTGGCGTTCTTGATCTGCAGACGACGAGCATGACGAGCATTCTTGGGGGTTACTTTAGGAGCAGGAGTAGCTTCTTCTGCCGGAGCATCTTCTTCTTCTTCTTTTACTGCAGGACCTTGTGATTCAGCAATCATAGCTTCAAGCTTGGCTGAAGGAATATTTGAGGGGAATTCAAGGCCGAGGGCATTTGCCTCGTCTAGCAGTGCTTGGCGTTCTTCGTTTGACATTGTGTTAAGTCCTATCGGTTATTTAACGGTTGATAATTAAAAGGAGGAGGCTCTCATCTGAGAGCCCCCATCCAGTAGGGTTATGCAGAAGCGCACACCAGCATTTTGAGCAGACGCTCTTCACGCAGGATGATACCGCTGTACCACATGTTGTAGCTGAAGAAGCCCTGAGTACCATAAGGGTTACTCAGTTCGATCTTCGAAGGAGCCTGGGCGTGGAACTTGATCTTGCCGTGACCCTTCAGACCTACAGTAGCGAAGCTGCCTTTGGTCGGGAAGAGAATCGGGAAGACATCATAACGCTCTTCTGTATCAGCGTAGTTTGAAGTACCAGTGAAGGCATTCAAAGCAGCTGCAGTAGTAGCGTCATGAACGCTGTGAGCTAGATCACCAGCGTAAGAACCATCACCATCAGTAGTACCAGCCGTCAGTGCACCAGCACCGCGGTAGACAACTGCAGTTTCAGACTCGATGAAGCGTACATCGTTCATAGCACCAACTTCGCCTTCAGCCAGGTTGCTGGCATCAGCGTACTTGTATGCAGGGATGTAAGCGTATTCAGTAGTACCGTTGTCGGTAACGTTACCACGAACAACACTTTCCAGATCGTACTTGATCTCTGGGCCGATGACGGCGTAGAAAGCTTTGTTAATGGTACGAGTATCGATCTTGGTAGAACCGGTAACGATCGAAGTATTCTTCTGAGCGCGGTTACGAACCAGCTTGCGAACACCCTTACGAATGAGATCGTAGGAAACGCGAGACAGGTCATCGTTAGAACCGTCGACAGAACCAACACCCTGAGTGTCAGTACCGACTGTTACCAGAGAGGTAGCAGTACCAGGATACATAACAGTAGTAGTGCTCAGCATGTCGAGCTGGATCAGATCTTCTGCACGCTGGTTAGCCAGGAGACCCAGCTCTTCGCGGTAGTGAACCTGAACCATATCTTCAGAGAACATTTCAACTTCATCACTGTAGTCGATCATTTCGCCGTAACGAGCAAAACCCGTTTCGATGGTTACCTTTTTGATGCTCTGCTTGTTAACAACACCAGCGCCTTCAGCAAGAGCTGCGTCGTTGGCCAGACCATCAGAAACATCGACGATGTTACGGGCAGTCAAGTAACCTTTAGCGGCGAACTCACCGTCAATTACTTCACGATCGTAGATGTGAAGCCACTTGGATACTTTGTAGGTTTTGCCCATTTTCAGGGGCATGGATCTACGATCAGCCCACTGTGCGTACACAGAAATGGCATTAGCCGCTTTTACGCCGGCTTTGTCGTAGTAGTGGATTATCGTATTTTGGCCGTGACTGGCTAGACCAGACGCGTCACCATAAACATTATCAACCATAATTGGTTACCTCATCAGTTTTTCGACATTAGGTCTTTATACCAACTGTCGAATTTTTCATCATCGTCATCGAGATAATCGATAACACCTTGACGATCAGCTCTTGTTCTTGTAGAGGATGCCGAACGTTTACGTCGAGCTACTGATGATGCTTCTTCATTCTTTGATACTGCATCTTGTGTTTGCTGGTTGAGATTGTCAGTCTGCTGCTGAGCGTTTTGCTGCTGCTGTTGCTGCTGCTCTTCGCCCTGAGCTCTCTGCTGTCTCAACTGCTCACCTGCAAGCATGTAGTATTCAATGTCCGATTTCACACTTCCATCGAGCACTTTCATTTTCATTGCCACGGGGGCAACTTCGTCATATTTTCCAGTTTTTACATCATTATGCAATCCCACTATTAGTTGTGGGTTGTTCGCAAATGCTGTTCTGGAGTTATCATCCCATTGTTTGCCAATAATATCAACAGTAATTGGATATTCTTTGTCCACGCTGAGACGTTGTGAAACTTCTTCGATATTGAGAGCCGCTTCGTCTTTGCCATACTGGGTAGGAGCGTAGTCATCAGCTTTTGAGGCTTCCTCGTCTCCCAGGTCATAGGCGTCAATACCGTGTGTTTTGATGATCTTCGCCAAGGCGCCTTTGTCGCCCTTGAGCGCATCGATCGCTATATTCAGCTGATCGTTGGTCAGACCTTCTTGTTCCAGGGCAGATATCATCTTCCGGTACGGAGCGATCTTCTGCATTTTCTGGGTGTAGTTCATTGCCTGTCCGAAGATCGTTTCGAACTGGCTCATCATTTCTTCTTCCGTGAAACTAAATTCCTGGCCATTGGCCTTGAAAGTCTTGGTCTTTACATCGGCCTTGGCTTCCGTTTCTTCTTGCACTTTTTCTTCATCTGAATCATCAGTGTCTTCCTCATTGTCAACAGTCTGAGCTTTCTGAGCAGGTTGTTCGTCCTCCTCATCAACATCAGTCTGGGGTTTGTTGTCAGCATTCTGACCTTCGTTGATATCGGCTGGCTCTTCGTCTGGCTCGAGCTCTCCGAGGTCATCATCGTTAGAGGTGTCATCCTCAGACTGAGCTTGCCCACGGGTGTCGGTCTCAAGCGATGACTCCAGCTCTTCGTCTGGTTCATTGCCTTCTTCTTTGCGGATCTCTCGGATCGCCTCTAAAGGATCTTTGTCGTCGTTGAAAACGTCTTCTTGGGTAAGCTCAGTCATGGTTATGCTCCAGGATTATTATTATTATTATGCGGCAGGATCTTCCAGTTCGGCCTCTTCATCGTCGCTGAGAACTGGATTCAAAGCGCCTTCATAGAAGTTGTCGACTTGTTTGAAGAAAAACATCAGGTTGCTGGCGGAGATCAGGTCTTCCATTACATCCGGTCGTTCACCGGCTTTCTTGACCTGCGGTACTGCCAACAGACTGACTGATGCCATAGTTTTGTCGCCTAGATAACCGTCGAGGATGACTGTCTTGAAATCTGGATCGTCTCTCAGTCGATTGAGAGCTTCGCCCATTTTGAGATGATGATCTTGTGCAATCGTTTCAAGCTCGATCGCTTTTTGTTCTTCAGGTGTGCTCATTACAGAGTTCCTTGGTTTATTAAAAGAGACTGTATGTTAAATAACGCTTTACTATTTTGTCAAGCTTTTCATTGTGTTTGTTTCGGTTGGTTCATTAAACGTGCCTTTTCGATCTTCTCTTTAGACACGTTGTTCATGTCCATGCCGGCTAGGCTGAACTCGTTCTGTGTCTGCTGACGCTGCATTTCTTCTTGGAAATCAGTACCTTCTGCTTTCCGAGTGAAGTCCAGATCCTTCAAATCAGTATCAGACTGAAGGTTAGCAGTCTTCGCACGGTCCAGAGCAGCCTTAGCAGACTTGGCTTCCATATCTACCTGGTTTTCCTGTGCACGAGACATACGTTCCTGAATCTCGGCTTCAAGTTTCATAACTTCAAGCTCACGCATCTTCTGTGCCAGTGGATCAGGCTGTGGCTCATATTCTTCAATGGCCTTGGCCAAATCTGGCATCTTGTTCAATTTGGCGATCTGAGTTGTCAGGATCTTCATCATGCCCGGATCCATGGTCTGGCCCAGGGTCTGGAGAAGGAATGCCAATTCCTGTGCTTTCTGTGCGTTGTCTTCAGCTGTCGATACCGTGATGTTGATATCGATCTTGCCTTTTAGATCGTCTCGACGAATCGGTACGAACTCATCATTGGTAATCCGGATGATCTCTTCGTCCTGGAGGAACTCACTGTTGTAGCTCATCCACTTCCGCATCAAAGGCTTGATCAGGTTCTCGGCCAGGTTTCTGACAATATCCAAGCGACGAACAGAAGTTGCGTCAAGTGCTCCGCGGGCTGATGTGGCTGTAGAGCCCAGATTGTTACCGTTGATGCCACCAGCAAAGCTCTTAACGCCCAGCATTGATTCGGTTTCATTATTCACCATTTCTAAAACGTTAAAGACACTGCCCGGCAGCTGATTGTAGCTACCGTCATAGAAGTCTGCAGCAGAGCCATTGAACTCAAAGTTTTTGCCATTGAGGTAGCGTTTCTTGTTCAATGCATCCAGGGCGCCTACTCGAATACCTTTCTGGCCATTATTGGAGTTGGCCATATTGTCCATGATGCCACGCTTGATAGCGGTGCTGATCTTTTGGTTATCACCTACGAGCTCAGCATTCGCTTCACCGTATTGCTTGAAAGGAATACTGTTGTTGGCCACGATCAGGACAGGAATTTCCTGGTCAGGGAACGGATTAGACTCCAGCTGGATGATGGTATCACCTACCCAGGTGCATACGATCGGCTCAGCAATGCCGTCATTGTTCATGTCGAAGAAGCCCCAGTACTCGTGGACCAGTAGCTTTTTACGAGGTTTATCCTGGAATGAGAAGTCGGTTTCATCCGTAGGATCAAAGTCACCGTCAGCCTCAGAGCCGGCTACTTCTCGTGCCAGCTTGTCCAAATTCTTGTACTTGCCAGATTTACGCAGGGTGCTGAGATCCGACTCATAGCGATGAATCCAGAACCTGGCTTTCTTTGGATCGCCTTCTGCCGTGGGATCCAGGTAGCAGTCTTCAATACGACAGACGGTAGCTTCTGGCTGATTTACCAGAACCTTCAGCTGTTTGCTCATCTTATAGCCAATAACTTCAGGTTCCAGGGTCAGAGGGTTGATTGCATATTCAGGCAGTTCAACTTCTTCCTCTTCGTCTTCATACTGCCATCCGGTTTTAACGATGACTGTACCTTCTTTGTAATACAGCTTAATGACATCAGTCATAAACTTGTATCGCGGAAACTGGCGAGCGAACTGATAGTTCAGTACCAGTTCATTCTGCTCGGCAGCCTTTCTATCTTCAAATGTGACGGGGGAACATTTGACGATGTCCGTATCAGCTACGAAAGGATCCTTGACGGAGGCGTGCTGCCATTCGTCCTGGCGTTTGATATCTCGAGAGACCAGCTGGGATTTACCCTTCTGCTCATTGCCATAGAGCTCACCGTTGTACTGTTTGCGCCAAGATTCAACCCTGGATACTTGCTCCAGACGGAGATTGTCTGCAGCTCGCATATCCTCTTTGAAGGCGGATAAGAGCTCTTTCTTTGATAATTTTTTCGGCTGATCTGTCATCATTAGAGGTTGTCCTCAACTTCGAATTCACCGATTTCGGTCTTACCCTGCCAGGCCGGCATATTGACTTCAGCCTGGATTCGGTAGGTGCCTTCCAGAGAAAGATCTCCAGCAATGGTGAGAATGTAAATGAGACCATCCGTCCCATCGGTAGTGAAAATTGCAGCCCTGGTGACCTTGGTCTTATCTGGACGTTCGATCGTAATTTCCTTCAACGTAGCTGTACTGACATCCAATATGGAGGTCGAGCAATTTTGGAGGACTTCAACCTCCAGATTACTGCCAATACTATCTTTTTGAAAAACTGGCTTACAGCTCATATGGATTCACCCAGGTTAAGGGAGAATCGTGCTTTCGATCCTCCAACGCATTTATATGTTTGTTTCAACTGAGCATTCACAGAAACTCGACGTTTGTCGCAGATGTGCAGCGATACTCGTTGTTTCGTGTGAGCGGGTAGTTGTAGTGTACTTTTCATCGTGCCCCTAGTGCAACCCGAATCTGTGTCATGGCTCTCAGTGAGAACCGTTTAGTCTGGCGCCATCCTTCAACGATGGCTGCTCCGAAGTCATAGCTTAGTATACTAAAAGATGACGTATTGTACGAATTTTCGTCGAAAGCTGCCATTACGGAGTACCTCGCCAGAGATCCCCGGTAGTTCCGGTGCCATGTAGCGTAGCGTTATTGTTAGATTTCACGTTGACATCTAGCTCATTGGCCTTGGTGAATACCAGCTGATCTGTCTTCGCCTTGATGGCTGCGTCACTGGTTGAGCCTGTCTCATCGATAACTACCGCGTTACCGGAAGTCAGATTGTTAATCTCATAAGGTACACCACGGAGGTGGAATTCGCCTTCCGGACAATCTGCAGCCAGAGTGATACGTCCTTCTTTAACCCCGATCGAACTGATATGGTTTAGAGCTGCACCAGAAATTTCTATTGAGCCTGCGAAATCTCGAACGATCAGGTCCCATTCTCCGACGATAAACTCTGCTGTACCATTACCAACAACCTGAGAATAGCATTCTAAAACGCTAGTATCGCCTGTGAGGGTAACAGAGCCCCAGAATGCACACTTCTCGAAGAAGCCACTTGCTCCTGTAATGGGACCAATCGAGCAATCTCGAACTACGTTGACGCCGTCCAGATTGCCCAGAAGAGTCATATTGCTGAAGTTGCAATTTAGGAAGCTACCAGCATCAGCCAGGGTAACTACTACAAATGGTGATGTAGCGCAAAAGTTATGGGTATGTTGACTAAAATCACCATCGATAGTCGTATCTTCGTAAACCATGAATTTATCGATACCACGAGCACCACTGATTGTATGAGCATCAGTCCAATTATCCACAGGTGCCAGAGGTGATCCAATGGGCACATCGTTGTAGTAACCTGTACCAGAAATGGTACTACTGGGCTTGACATGAACAGCACCAGCAAATGAAGCGTACTCAATCAAGGCCTGATCCAGACGGATAATCTCGGCGCCTGGAGGTTCGAATTCGATATCTACTGAGACGTTCAGTGTTGATTTATCGAAGCAAGTTGCACCCGCAGTACCCAGGTCAGTAATGCCTTCGCCTTTCACAACCAGTGTGTGATCTACGTCAGCTACTGAAGGGTTCCCAGCCGGCACGATCTTAGTCGTGATAGGCCTGGGGTCTGTCAGGAAAGTTAAATAACGAGGAGTGAAGGTGGTGGAAGTCTTTTGAACGTTACCACCACCCTCAACGAAAGAATACCAGCCACGAAGAGACTCATCCGTTCTACGAAGATTACGCATCTCGTAGTAGATGTCATCCATCATGTGGATCTCGCGGACCCCAGCCTTCAGGTATATCCTTCGGGCATCGGGGTCTACGTGATCTATTACCGGTATCGCAACACTCACGGTGTCACCTTATACGTTGGTTTCTACGCTCGGAATACAGGTAGCTGTAATAGCAGCAGCAGATGTCAACGTAAAGATAGTTTTGGCTGCAGTAACTCCGCCATCACCTTCACATTCGAATACGATATCCTTGTCCGTACCTGCAGTACCACCAATCGTGTCACCTGCATGGTCGAACTCGAATACGATATCGTTCACAACGCGAAGACCAGAGCCATTTACGTTACCCTTCACATCAGCAGCCTGAGCAGTTTGAACTGTCAGAGCACCAGCGGTGTTGAAGTCATTCGTGCTTGGACCGTCCAGGAAGAAGGCATGGAACCAGGCCAGAGTATCAGCTACGGCGTTGGCGCCTACTGTTACTGTGACGTTGGAGTAAGCCGGATATTCCTTGGTATCACCAGCATCATCTGTGAATATGACACGGTTTTTGTCCGTGCCAACCAGACTTTCAATGAAGAGACCTTCACCAGAAATATTGGTACGAGGCAGTATCTTACCTGCAGCATTGTAGGTGTACCAGGTTCCCACTCGCTTACCGCGGGTTACGTTGGAAGCATGGGAGTTGATGTCATCGTCCGTTTGAGCGATAGCATCAAGGTATGCAATACATTGATCCAGATTACCTGGAACGGTATTGTTCAGAACCCAGGTAAAGTTACCATCAGCAGTCGTAAAGCCGGTTTCTGTCTGAGCCACATCGAGCTCTTCCAGAGTCATGCCGGTCCAGGGCGATGTCTGAGAACCACCATATACGTCAGCGAGAGTGTAGTTACCAGAAGTCAAATGCGCGGATTCACCCAAAGCGAAACCCGTTGCGTATCCATCCATCTGGGTTACACCAGAGTCAGCCAGTACTTTTTCATCGTAGTTGTTACCGAAAGTACGGACTTTATTCGATAGGTAGTATCGACGGTCGAAGCCGTTGACTGTCAGAGCTTCGTCTGCATCACCTGTTTCATCAGTCAGGCTTGCCCACTCTTCATCACGAATTGTGATAACTGTGGATGTAACCGTCTTGATAGTGTATGTACCGGTGTTATTTGCCAAGCCGGCACCAGTAAAGCGCTGACCTACTTCAAAACCATCAGTCAGGTAATCACCGGCTGAACGAGTGAACGTACCTGCAGCAGCAACCACTGAGATGGTTTGAGAAGCAGCTGTGGCAGTAGTAGTAGTGTAAGCGTTGGCATCGATGGAATTATCACCATAAACCTGAATAGCTTCAGAGATAGGACCATCTTTGTCGAAGTTTACTGGAGCACCCAAGGCGCCTTCCAGAAGCTGGTAGTACGGCTGTGACAGAGCTTCAATGTTACCCAGAGAAGATACACCGTAGTAGATACGACCAATCGCACCGTTGGCGTCTCTTTCGATCCAGCCGGAGCCACGAACTTTGTATCGATCGTCTGTCGTCAGTGAGGTAGCGGATCCATCAGCATCGTCGAACTTGCGTCCATTGACGAGCTCATATGCGCCACCGAACTTAAATGTGCCCTTGAAGTAGTAGTCGTACTGGCGGAGTGTTTCATCCTTACGACGTTCCTGGCGTTCAAAAGCGTAGAGGGCTTCCAACTTGATGCCGTCATCCTCGGTCAGAGGGTTGGCGATCGGAGTGGTACCGTCTGTGTAATTAGGGTGAGTGGTATCAGTGATGATAACCGTTGCTTGTTCTTCCACCGTAATGAGTTCAATACGACCATTGGCCACGTCGAAATAGACGTTTCCGTTAGGAGTACCGGACCGGCCTCCAGTCGTTGACTGGTTCAATAGGGTGGCATAATTGGAAAGGTCAATTAAAGCCATTAGGTGTTTTCCTCTGCTGTAAGATTGATAGTCACCGACTTGTCGGCATTCGTGAGTGTATCATAGTGAAGAGACTCTTCGTAGCCCTCTGCAATGATCTGCACCACAATATCAGTATCTGCTGAATAGGTGTAGGTGTACGACTGATTGTCTACAGTTGCCGTTTCCTCACCGTCGAGCAGTACTGTGCCGATAACCCCAGCTGTGGCTGAATCTTCGTAGATACGCCATTCGTAGCCAGTTATGCTGGGACTCAAGGTGAAACTGAATGTTTTTTGACCAGATACCACATTAACTATGGCTCCAGCCGTAGCTACAGATGGGACTGTAGCGCCATCAGCAACGTTGATGGTAAAGGTCCCAGTCGTCGCTGTCAGGTAAATTGTTTCATTTCCAGTAATGGATCCACCGGTTACCTGCACGCCGTTGCCAGGTGAACCTGCATCATAACCTACGGCTATATTATTCCATGTGTATGTTCCAGCTGCACCAGTCATCCGGACAGCATGGTTGGATCCATCTGAATTAAAAGTATTATCATAGCA